TATGTTATATGCTTATCAGGGAAAGCAAAGAGAGTTAATACTTACTAATACTTACTAATACTTAATACCTCCCTGATGAGCTTCTAAACAACACCTAGATGCTTCTTAGTATGATCAGGAGGTGATAACTGTATTCATAACTCTATCTTTTCTACGATAAAGCATACAGCACTGATTGTACTATTATACATGTACTACTGTTTTATTACGTTACTCTTTTTTACGATAGTACTTACCCTTCTTATTCGACTATTGGTTATAAGCATACTAAGGTGGTATAAATGTTATCAATGCTAATCTCCCCTATATCTAGTTTGGTGAATACCTACTTAACTGGTAAGGCCAAGAACAAAGCAGCTGAAAACAACCTAAAGCTAGAGGTTACTAAGGCTAAGACAACTATAGCTAAGAAGGTAGCTTCAGGGGAGTTAGAGTGGAATCAGTCTATGGCTGAGGCTTCCTCTAATTCATGGAAGGATGAGTACTTAACTATCCTGGTATCTATACCATTAATACTTGCATTCATAGGCTACGATGAAGTAGTAACTAATGGATTCACTGCGTTAGAGGCTATGCCTGACTTCTATAAGACAGCAGTGGGGGTAGTCTTTGCTGCATCCTTCGGCATACAGAAACTAACTCAAATGTTCCAAGCTAAGAATGGTAAGTAAGTATGGCTCAAACATTGGATGAACAAGTAGCTCTTCGTAAGATTGAACGTAAGAAGACTGGTAGGCCTAAGAAAGCACTAATTGACTCAAAGAAGAAGAGAGGTAAGGTAGGTAGACCCACTGGGGATGCTGCCATAATTAAGGATTATAAGGCTAGGTTACTTGCCAGCCCAAAGTCACGTAGGGTTATGGATGCTATACTTAATGCTGCCCTTGATGATGACCACAAGAATCAATCAGCGGCTTGGAAGCTAGTGGTAGACCGTATAATGCCCTTATCCTACTTTGAGGAGGCTAAGAATACAGGAGGCAGAGCTGCTGTTAATATCACTATTACAGGGGTAGGTGGAGATATACAGACAATAGGGGATACGGACGATAACCACCTTATAGATATACCCTATACTGACTACGAGGTAGATGATTGATGGAAAACTATGGTGATATTACTACTTTCAATAAGAAGGTATTAGCCCCTTACCAGAAACCAGAAGAGAATGTAAAGAAAGTACTACACGGAGATGCAGCCGTGGCTAAGGTAGTAGAAATGGAAGGTAGATCCTTGACCCCTATTGAGGAAAGGGTTGTACGCCTAGAGGGTTTTGTTGATGGGGCGTATAAAGACACTAAGGGTATTACTACCTATGGTGTAGGTCAAACTGGTAAGTACATGGGAATGCCCTTCAGTGTTGTTCTAAAGCTACATGAGGATGCAACCCGTAGGTTAGTACCCAGTTATGATAAACTGCCTGAGAAGCTAAGAGGGGAGCTTGTACAGGCAACGTATCGTGGTGACTTGGGTAACAGTCCAAAAGCAGTAGCTATGTTCAACTCTGGTTTGTACAAACAAGCAGCTAATGAGTTCTTGAATAACGATGAATATGAGAGCCTAGACACCCCCGAGTCAATAAAGGTACGTATGGCTGACGTATCCTCAGCTATGCTTGACTACAACCCAGATATGGAAAGCACTGTACCTAGCCTTAAAGAGTACATAGTAAAGGCAGGGGATAGCTTGTACCAGATAGCTAAGGATACGGGTAAATCAGTATCTAGTTTAGCCGATGATAATGGTATAACAGACCCCAGCGCTATTAAGCCTGGGCAGAAGCTGTTTATCTAATGAGTACAGACCTAGCTATTAAGCTACTGCCTTGGCAGCAAACCGTATGGAATGATAAGTCTCGTTTCAAGGTTATTGCTGCTGGTAGGCGTACTGGTAAGACTAGGTTAGCTGCTTGGGCCTTGATTGTTAATGCCCTGCAGACCACAAAAGGTGATGTATTCTACGTTGCACCTACACAGGGTCAGGCTAGGGACATAATGTGGAAGATACTAATGGACTTAGCCAGTCCTGTTATCAAAGGAAGCCACATTAACAACCTACAGATTACTTTAATCAATGGGGCTACCATATCCCTCAAGGGTGGTGATAGGCCGGAGACTATGAGGGGTGTTAGTCTCAAGTTCTTAGTCTTGGATGAGTACGCAGACATTAAACCTGACGTATGGGAGCAGATACTACGCCCAGCTTTAGCGGATCAGAAGGGTAGTGCCATGTTCATAGGTACACCCATGGGTCGTAACCACTTCTATGAGTTGTACCAGTACGCTTGTAAGGGAGATGACTCTACATTCTCTGGATACCACTTCACTTCTTACGATAACCCCTTACTTGATCCAGAAGAGATCAACATGGCTAAGAAGTCCATGTCCAGCTACGCCTTTAGGCAAGAGTTCATGGCTTCATTTGAGGCTATGGGTTCAGCTATCTTCAAAGAGGAGTGGGTTGAGGTGGGGGATAAAGAGCCAGAGGATGGTGAGTACTACATATCAATCGACATGGCTGGATTTGAGGAGGTAGGCAAAACTAAGAGTAAGAACTGTAGGTTAGATAACACTGCTATCTCTGTTGTTAAGGTAAATGAGCAGGGCTGGTACGTTAAAGAGATCATATACGGTAGGTGGACATTCGATAAGACTGCTGAACAGATATTTGAGGCTGTTGCTAAGTACGATGCTATCTCAGTAGGTATTGAGAAAGGTATATCAAGGCAAGCAATCATGTCACCTTTGACTGATATGATGAAACGCAGGGGTAAGTTCTTCCGTATTGAGGAGTTAACCCACGGTAACCGTAAGAAGACTGACCGTATTGTGGCATCCTTACAAGGTAGGTTTGAACATGGGCAGATTACTATCGAACAAGGTGATTGGAACATAGAGTTCCTAGACCAACTGTTCCAATTCCCAAACCCACAGGTACATGACGATCTCATTGACTCCTTATCCTACATAGACCAGTTGGCTAAGGTGTCTTACAACTATGACTACGAAGAAGACAACTTTGAAGTCTTTGATTTAACAGCCGGATACTAATTATGAGTGATGACATAGATAAGACAGAAACCCTAGAAGGCTTTGTAATGGGTAAGGCTGATGCATGGCGTGACCACTACGAGTCAAACTATGCAGACAGGTTTGATGAGTACTACCGGCTATGGCGTGGTATCTGGGACAAGAGTGACAGCATGCGTAACTCTGAGCGTTCACGGCTTATCTCCCCTGCTACACAACAAGCTGTTGAATCCTCAGTAGCTGAGATAGAAGAAGCTACGTTTGGTAGGGGTGAGTTCTTTGATATTCGTGATGACTTACAAGACCCAGACACTAGGGATGTAGAGTTCCTAAGAAAGCAGCTAACAGAAGATATGCGCATAGCACGCGTACGTAGTTCCGTATCTGAGTGTCTAATCAATGCAGCTGTATTCGGTACAGGTATAGGTGAGTTAGTACTAGAGGAGGTTCCTGAGTTACGTCCAGCTACACAACCACAACCAGGTATGGAGGGTAATGTAACAGCTATTGGTGTTATGCGTAGTGATCGTATCTTAGTTAAGATAGACCCTATCATGCCTCAGAACTTCCTTATCGACCCCCTAGCTACATCTATTGATGATGCACTTGGTGTAGCTATTGATAAGATGGTTCCAGAACACGTTGTTAGAATGGGTATCGATGACGGTATCTACATGAATGTTGACTTCCCATGCACTAGCAGTGACCCTGACCTAGAGGATGCTAGTCAAATCAATATGCCAAATGACTCTGGCATGGTTCGCTTAACCAAGTACTATGGCCTAGTGCCTACTGACACACTACGTGAGTCCTTCTTTGTTGATATTGATGACGAGGAAGACCCAGTAGAAGTAGACGCATTGGTTGATGCTGACGATACAAGCAGCTACACAGAAGTGATTGTAGTTATTGCTAATGGTGAGACCATACTCAAGGTTGAGAAGAACCCCTACATGAAGGGTGACCGCCCAGTGGTTGCATTCTCTTGGGACATTGTACCCTCACGCTTTTGGGGCCGTGGTATTTGTGAGAAAGCATACAACTCTCAGAAGGCCTTAGATACTGAGCTAAGAGCAAGAGTAGACGCACTGGCCCTAACAGTACACCCTATGATGGCAGTTGACGCTAGTAGGATGCCACGTGGTGCTAAGTTGGACATACGACCAGGTAAGACAATCCTAACAAATGGCAATCCTTCAGAGATACTACAGCCCTTTAAGTTTGGTGCTATTAGCCAGGTTACATTCTCACAGGCAGCACAGCTACAACAGATGGTACAGCAGTCTACAGGGGCTATAGACTCAGCTGGTATACCCGCATCCATTAACGGAGAAGGTACAGCAGCTGGAATCTCAATGGGTTTGGGGGCTATCATTAAGCGTCACAAGCGCACGTTGATTAACTTCCAAGAGAACTTCCTTATCCCTATGATTGAGAAGTCAGCCTGTCGCTATATGCAGTTCGTACCAGAGTTGTACCCTGTTAAGGACTACAAGTTTGTTGTTACATCCACCTTGGGTATAATTGCCCGCGAGTACGAAGTTACTCAGCTGGTACAGTTGCTGCAGACTATGCCCCAAGGCTCACCAATGTACAATCAACTTGTCTTAGCTGTTATTGATAGTATGGCATTAGCTAACCGTGATGAGTTCAAAGCAACCATAGAACAAATGAACCAGCCTAACCCTGAAGATCAAGAAATGCAGAAGGTGGCACAGCAACTACAGTTGGCTACGTCAAAGGCTACCTTAGAGAATATACAAGCACAGACAGCTGAAGTACGGTCACGTATTGAGCAGAACCTAGTTGAGACAAAACTACTACCTGTTGAAGAGGAGACTAGACGTATCTCTGCAATGGCTAAGGTTATGCCAACTAAGGACTTTGAGCAGATGGTTGAGTTTGCTAAGTTGAAGCTCTCTGAGAAAGAGCTTGATGTTAAAGAAGAGATGGTTAAACTACAGATGTCAAACTCCGGCAGATAACCACAGGGAATAGGTATTGACGTATCTATTCCTTTATGTTATAATATAAGGGTAACTATGAACAAAGAACATCAAGACTACTACGAGAACTTCTTTGACCTGTTTGCTATGGCTGGTTGGAAACAACTTGTTGAGGACTTAGAATCCTCCGCAGATGACATCAAGGTTAGGGACTTAGTTGACGCTAAAGCCCTATATACAGCCCAAGGCAAGCTAGACATCCTAGAAAGGCTAGCATCATTCCAGGATAGAATACGTAATAGTTATGACCAGATTGTACTAGAGGAAACATTAGGCGATGACTAATCGTATATATGAGTTCTCTTGCACAGTAGGACACACAACCTCAAGATACATTGATGAAGAAGTCAAAGTAACTACTTGTAAGGTTTGTGGGGAAGATAGTACACGGATAATCTCTAGAGGCAACTTTGTGCTTAACAGAACCTTTCCATCTGGTGATGCTAAGTGGCTTAGGCAGCATGAGAGCCGTGGTTTAAAGTAATACAACATTCCATAATACTTTTAAGTAAGTACGGAGATACACATTAAATGACTAGACTTATAGACCCACTTGAACAACAAGAAATCGACTTAGATGAAAATGATGTACTGATTGACCTTAATGGTGATATTGATAAACCCGAGCCGCAGGAAGCAGCTGAGGGTTCAATAGAGCATGAGCAAGAACCGGAAGTAGTCAACACCTTACCTGAGAAGTACTTTGGTAAGTCTATGGAAGATGTTGTCACGATGCACCAAGAAGCTGAGAAGCTCGCTGGTCGTCAAGGTTCAGAGCTAGGTGAATTAAGAAAAGCTGTCGATGACTTACTCAAGACAAAGTTGAATGAGGCTAAAGCAGGAAATGAAGCAGTAGATGATGGGGGTGAAGAATTAAACTTTTTCGATGACCCCACCAATTCTGTTAACCGCGCAATAGAGAACAGCGGTACAGTTAAAGAGA